TACGTTTTGCAGGAGAAACTACAGTTTTTTGTGCCTGTTCTCCACTTCCGTTTGTAGAAGGTGTTTCTTCTGCTTCCTGCTCAAACTTTTCAGGAAATCTTGTACGCATCTCTGTGTCGATGCTTTTATAATACTCGTCTGATGTCGGGTCAACACCTTGAGATACTAAATGCTCATGTGTGCCAAACGCCAAACTTGTCATCGCACGGTCAACTCCCCACCACTCTTTATTGCGTTCTTGCCACGCTAGCGCTTTTGCATCTGCTTGCGGCGCTTGTTGGTTTGGAATTACCTGTTCTGACTCTCTATTTACACTATCTTCTTGTGCTTGTAAAGCCTCTTCTGAATATTGGGGAACATAGGCTTCCGCATTTGTAAGGTTCATTCTAGCAGATGTCAGTTTTTCAGTAGCATCTGCTACTAAATCCGCATCTCCAGCATCGTAAGCATCTTTATACAGTTTCTTTGCTAATTGTAGCTCATGCTCCGCACTACTCTTAGAATTATCTATTAAAGCCTGTTCCCCCTGAGTAAGATGTTGTTTTAACAACCTATTTTCTTCCATAGCTTGTTTTACCAACTTAGCAGCATGATCTCGTTCCCGAAGAGCGGCCTCTTTTGCTCGCCGCTCATCATTCCATACCTTCTTTAACTGCTTGCCCTTTTCCTTGGAATACTCATCCAATTCATCTTTTTCAAGGTTATCAACAATTTCTTCGGGCATCGCCTCACGCCCTTGGTCTTCTTCGGGCGTATCATCTACAACCTCAATTTCAAATTCTTGGTCTTCTTGAACTTCTACTTTTTGTTCTTGTTGCGGCGCACCAATCACAGTTTCGTTAACTTCTGTATCTTCTAATGCGGTTTGTGGCATCTCTGTATCCTCTTGATTTTAAAAGAAATTATTGTCTCTGAATCCCTCTGGGGTCTTCTACTACTGCTTCTACAGAATCATCATTAATAATTCGAAAAGCCTTCCCATGTATGTGTATTCGTGTACCTGTATGCGGTCTTACAAGTACAAAATCACCCTTTTCACACCACGGCCCAGTAGGGAATTTGCCTGTATCTTGGTAACAATCCGGCCCTAATTCCACTACAAATAGCACAGTTGCCAGAATTTCCTCGTTTTTCTGGGTTTCACTGGCTTTTAAAAGCCCACTGTCAAATTTATCCTCTATTTCAGGAATAGCACATAAAATATGGTATCCCTGCGGTTTAGGTAGTTGTGTTGCCTTTTTTTCCCCAAAATCCGCTACAGTCTGATCAACTGTTTCTGCTACATCATTCATTTTCTTCAAACCTTTCTTCTAAATCTTTTAAGTATTCTTTCATAGAAAGCAATCCATTCACTATTCCACATACATATTTGTATTCTGAATAGCTTTGAATACTACCACTACTTAGCTTTTGAAGTAAAATATTATGTTTAGTATCAATCTCATCAATTACCAATCGGTATACGTCCATCTATTCCTCTTCTATTGGTGGTTGGTTATTATTTAAGTCATTTGATGTATTTTGATGCAACCCTATTCCTAATTTAGCCCCCTCGATGGCCTGTTTAACTTTTAGTATCTCGTCTTCTTTGGCTGCATCAGCCAACACTTTCACAGTAGTTTGCTTTTCCTGTGATTGGATACGGGCTGCATCCAACTGTAACTGTGCCTGTTTAATTTGGGCATCTGTCTGGTCTTTAGTAGCTTTACGTTGGAGTTCGCCCTGTTTAAGCTGCAATTCCTGCTGTTGCATCTGAACAATCGGATCTTGAGCCTGTTGCTGTGCTTCTTCCTGCGCTGCCATCGCCTGATTCTGCTGTAGTAGCTGCTGTGACGCATCCGCTACCAGACGAGATAGTTGAACTTCTATATCTTCCGGCAATGGTTCCTCTGGTGGTGGTAGTGGTACACCCAACTGCTCTTCCAACTTAGACCTATATAAGAAAGCTACGTGTTCGGCAACATGAGCTTGTCCTGCCGCAGCAACTGCTTGTGCATTAGGATTTTGCGCCATCATTTGCTGAATATATGGATCTTGTGCCGCGTTCATGTGAACTTTGATATGCGCTTCGTGATCCTGATAGATAAATGCTTTCACAGGTTTACCTGTAATGATATCCATATTCTCAGAAACAGGATCAGTTGGTTTCTGTTCTTCTTCAGAAGGAATCAATTTATCTACGTTATCTATACCTATTGTTTCCAACATCTGTTTATGCAACTCAGGCATATCGTAAATCTGTGGCGCACTCGCAGCGAGTTGCATTACTGTCTGATACTGGACAACCTTCTGTGCCATCGTTGACGAATTAGGATTCGCAACAGGAATCACCTCAACCATGTCATAGTCAGCACGTTTCGCCTGTGGTTTACCTTCACTAGGTTCATATGCATACGAACTAGGTGTGTCATCCCTGATAATTTTTGCAAGCAACTGAAACTCCTGTTTCATTGCCGCATAAACTCTTGCCTGTACTGATGACATTACTTTCAACGAGCGTTCAAGTATGGCAAGTGTTGTGCCTACAGGAGACTGTGAAGACATATCACTAATCTTTAAATCAGCGATAGATGCAAATCGCCTACCTTCTTCAACAATACTCGACATCAAGGTAAACAAAACCTGACTCGGTTCTTTATAAGGTAGAGGCATGATGTTTTCTTTTAGTGAACCACTTGGTATGTCCACATCACGAAACTCTGCGGGTTGTATTGGTGTGTCATCACCTTTCACTCGCATACCTTTGGTTTTAAAACCTCCGGGCAAGTTACTAAGTGTTCCTGCATCCACCAACTGTCTAATTAAAGATGTACCGGATTTAGCAAACGAACCTAATAGATGGACTAAGCCAAAAGCATAAAAACCAAATCCGGGTATATAAGGATAATGGACAAAATGCTGACGTTTAAGTTTCTTCTTATCATCCTCTAACCAATTACGCCTAACCGCTAAAACCGTACCAGAACCTCGTTCCATCGTTATAATATAGGGTAACGCTATACCTGTAACTTTACCTTTCTCATCCTTGTCTTCGTACCCTGATATATCAAGGTCTACATGAAACTCAAGAATTTTATAACGGTCATCAGCAGATGCACTAAACCCCATATTCTCCGCTATCTTCTTTTCAACGTCATCCAGATAACCCCCTTCAGGACTATCTAATTCCACATCCCTGTAGAAACCGGACACCTGTAATTTACGCACCTCATTTTCAGTTTTCCGCATAACGTGCGTAACACGCTCCGCATCATCCAGACTACTCGCGCCATAAGGCACAACCATATCTTCTGCGGGAACATAAATAGACGCAGGACGGCACGTAGATGGATCATAGTACACTTTCTTAAACGCATTACCTGCAAGGCCCAAGCCCCACAACATCCGTTCATGTTCAGCACGGTACTCAGGCATTTTTTCCTGAACGTAATAATTCATATTGGCTGCAACATTAACTGCCGCTGCCTTATTCTCTTTTGTTTCTTTCCCAATAATTTTTGTTTTAACAGGGCCACCCGCAGGTAAAGTTTCCATAACGGTTTCTGATTGAAACTTTACTAACGCTTCAGACAGCAATGGATGGTATACACCACACGCACCTGACCACGGCTCAGTCCGGTCTTCTATTTTAAGACCCAGCAACTCCATACCATCTGCATACGTTTCAAGCCAATCCTTCCGCGCACTTAAATCCCCCTCAAAATCCTCCATCAGACCTGAAGCCATTTCAGTCAACAAATCTTCATCCATATCTTCTGCGAGGTTTTCATAAAATGGATTTTCTTTTTCAGATATTTCTATCTCGATAACAGTGGTTAGCGCACCTTCCGGTGACGCATCAAATTCTACAACCGTCCCCAAGTCTTCCTCGGTTTCTTCAAATTCAGAAACAGGTCTTCCATCAGGAAGTACGATCTCTAATTCGGGCATATTTTCATTTGCCATAACTGCTTACCTCAGTAGTAAGATGCTTTATTGCTGTATTGTCTGTACGCACGATACTCTTTTGTATCGTAATAATCATCAGGTTCATCCATTGCTGTACGGATATACCCCCCTTTTCGGAAACGCATTAACGCCATCGAAGTGGAGTCCACATAATCATCATGCTCCCCCGCAGGGAAACTTGCGATCTCCTCTATCACTTCTTCCGCCCATCTGGTTGGCGGATACCACACCTTCCCTGATGCAAAAATATCCGACACGGCATTTAGCCGACTGATTTTATCGTTACCTTTAGTGGGCGTAAACTCCTGTACCGGAATACCCATAGACCGTAGTTCATAAATCAATGGCGCACCACTCGCTTTTTTCTCGATAATGATGCTATCCGGCTCCCATTGTTTGTATTCTTCCATGACCGTCCGTTTTAGTTCAGGGAACTCCAGCCGATCACGGTACGCATTTAGTAAAATGATGTTTGCCTGTGGCAACCCCTGTTGTAATTTAACCCGTTGCTCTTCAGTTTCACTTTCTAGTTCAACCGCAGGTGCGCCAGCCTGATAAAAGACTCCCCACACAGTACAGGCACTGTAATCCGCCCTATTATTTTTTTCAAACGCCGTATCCCACGACATCAGGACAAAATCACACGGAGGCGGGTTCTCTTCTTCCCAACATTGCCACCAATCCCGTTTAACAATAGCACTAGCTTCCGAAGTCGGGTCTTGCTGGTACTGTGCCATCCATTTAGGGTGTGGTAATTCGTTTCTAAGGACACTTAATTCGTCTAATGACCAAAATTCAGGCCATAATGCGGCCCCAGAGGGCATAATTGCGGGAAATTCGATGATTTCCCACTCTTCCCCGTCCCTTTGCATGGCAGATTTGACCACCTGACCCGTCAGATCCCGTTTACTCCACCGTGTCATCACGATCACGATGGCTCCCCCCGGTTGTAGACGCTGACGGGGGCCAGATGTGTACCATTCATGGACTTTATCGTAGATTTCGGGGCTATGTTCAGCCAATGTAGCCTCTTGCTCACTGTGCGGATCGTCAATAATCAACAAATCAGCACCTTTACCTGTCACCGCACCACCTACACCGATAGCAAAGTAGTCTCCACCCTTCGATGTGTTCCACCTTCCG